TAGTTACAGTGCTGTGAAAGAACCTTTTGCAGAAATAGCTCGTCAAATAAAAGAAGGAAAGCTTAAAGGTGAGCAGCTGGATGAAAGACTAGGCGATGCTATATATCAAGGGATTACAAATATTTTAGCTCCTTACTTTGGTGAGTCTATGGTAACTGAAGCTATGTTAGATATTCAACAAGCTGCTAGAGGAAGTGGATATACTAAAGAAGGAAAAGAATTATTTGTAGAAGGGATGTCTTGGCCTGATAGGGCTGTAGCTTCAATGTATCACTTATTCGAATCTTTTGAACCCGGTACTTATTCTTCGTTTAAAAACATTAAAGATGCTGTAGGCGGTAAGCAACATCCTGTAACTGGTAAAATTAAAGATCCTTCAGGTAAAAAAAGAAAAGATTTTAAAGGTCCTAAAAAAGCTATGGGTGGTAGAATAGGTAAAGCCGAAGGTGGGATCATGGACCTTGAAACAGGAAGACAAATGTATTTCTTAGGTAAGTTAGTTAAGAAAGCAACAAAAGCTGTTAAGAAAGTTGTTAAGGCGGTAGACAAGGCTGTTGTTGAGCCTGTTGAGTCAGTTACAAAGAAGGTAGCGGCTGAAACATTTGATGTAGTTACTGGCATGGAAAAAGAAGAGCGTAGAGCTTTTCTTGGTGAAGCCCCTGCTACGCTAGAGGTAACGCCTGAAGTCACACCTGAAGTTACGCCTGAAGTTGTGCCTGATGATTCTATTATGGGTCGCGGTACACGCAGAACAAAAGGCAAGCGTGCTGGTCAAGCTGGCACAATCATTGAAGGTTACGGTTCTCTTTACAGAGGCGGTAGCGAAAAAGCAGTAGGAAACTAATATGTCTTTCTTAAAACCAAAAGTATATACCCCACCAGCTCCACCTCCTCCGCCACCACCAGCACAGGCTGGCGAAGCAGATACAATGCGAGCAACTGCGTTAGCCGAAGAAGCTGTGAAGGGTGCAAGAAGGCGTAGAGGTGCTGGTTCTACTATTGTTGCTGGCGCACTTGGCGACACGCAGGGTAAAACAGGCGGTACACCAACACTGTTAGGATAATCATGAATAACTTTATAAAAGAGCTGGTTGCGCGATTTGATTATATCAAGGGCCGCAGAGATAATTGGGATACACACTACCAAGACTTAGCGGATTACATGCTGCCTAGAAAGGCAGACATTGTGCGCAAACGTAGCCGTGGCGAAAAGCGCATGGAGTTGATTTATGATGGTACTGCGCTACAAGCCGTAGACCTCTTGTCAGCTTCTTTACATGGTATGCTTACAAGTGGTGCAACACCGTGGTTTCACCTGGACATGAAGGATGCCAATGTTGGCAGAGATGATGACGTACAGGAATGGCTAGAAGACAGCAGCCAGAGGATGATACGAGCATTTAACCAGTCTAACTTTGAGACTGAGGTTCACGAAATGTATGTGGACTTGGTTGTATTCGGTACTGGTTGTATGTTTATTGAGATGGATAATGGTACGCTGCGATTTAGCACACGCCACATCTCTGAGTTTTATGTGCAAGAAAACCAGTTTGGTATCGTAGACACGGTATTTAGAAAGTACAAATCTCCTGCAAGGCAAGTAGTGCAGCGCTTTGGTTTGGATAACGTAACCGAATATATTTTGAAGCAGTTTGAGAAAAAGCCTGACGAAGAAGTAGATATCCTTCACGTTGTTTTACCAAGAATAAACCGTGACCCTAACAAGCGCGACAACAAGAACATGCCATTCGCATCGTTCTATATTGACATGGAGACTAAGGAACTCTTGTCAGAAAGTGGCTTTGAAGACATGCCATATGTTGTGCCGCGCTTCCTGAAGTCTACTGGTGAGACAATGGGCAGAAGCCCAGCTATGGTTGCGCTGCCAGATGTTAAGATGTTGAACCTAATGTCTAAGACAATCATTCAGGCTGCACAAAAGCAAATCGACCCACCATTGTTAGTACCTGACGATGGTTTTATTTTGCCAGTAAGAACACAGCCTGGTGGTCTAAACTTCTATAGAGCTGGCACTCGTGATGCTATTACACCTTTGCAAGCTGGTGCTAACATTCCGATTGGCTTGAGCATGGAAGACCAGCGTAGGATGGCTATCCGTTCTGCGTTCTATGTAGACCAGTTACTATCAGGTTCTTCGCCTAACATGACAGCTACAGAGGTTGTGCAGCGTCAAGAAGAGCGTATGCGTGTGATTGGCCCTGTTCTTGGTCGTCTGATGAATGAGATGCTACGTCCATTGATTGACCGTGTGTTTAGCTTAATGCTTCGCGCTGATATGCTTGCTCAGCCACCAGAGGTATTGCAGGGCATGGATGTAGATATTGAATATGTATCTCCACTGGCTCGTGCGCAAAAGTCTACTAGCCTCAACAGCACAATGAAGGCGCTAGAGGTTCTGATGCCATTGGCACAGGCACTGCCAGTAGCTGACCATATTGACCCTGACGGACTTGTTCGCCACATCACTGAGGCGCTTGGCGTGCCTAAGACTACGCTGAAGACACAGCGTGAGGTTAATGAGATGCGTGAGCAAAGAGCTGCGCAAGAGCAAGAGATGATGGAAAGACAGCAAACGCAGGAAGATGTTTATACTGCGGCACAGGCTGCACAAGCTACTAGGATGGTACAACAGTGAAAGAGATAGAACAGTTACGAGATATGTACAGACAGACCTTTGATACGGATAGTGGTGTCAAAGTCTTGAAGGACTTGGAGGCACGCAGCAACTGGCGTACTTCAAGCTATGTAGCTGGCGATGCCAATGCTACAGCTTTCGAGGAGGGTAAACGAGCTGTTATCCTCCATATCTACAACATGATGCAGGAGTAATAATGTCAGAAGAAAACATTGAACAGGTAGCCCAGCCTGAAGCGCCAATACTGGAAACACCAGCAGAGGTTGCAGCAGGAGGGTCTGGTAACGAGTTTTTGGAGATGATACCTACCGACTTGAGAGAACATCCAAGTCTATCACCAATTAAAGACGTAGAAAACTTGGCACGCTCATACGTTAATGCGCAGCGTTTGATTGGCGCTGATAAGATAGCGATGCCAGTTAATCCAACAGATGAAGACCTTGACCGTATTTACGGTAAGCTTGGTATGCCGGAATCGCCACAAGGTTACGAGATTAAAGCTGATGGGAATATCGTTACAGAGGAAGCAGCAACTAACTTTGCTGATGTATCTCACAAGCTACGCCTTACACCGCAACAGGCTGAAGGCATTATGGACTACTACAGAAGCTCTGTAGAACAGGCCATGTCTGCTGAGTCTGGTGTGATTGAGGAGTCAAGAGAGACTACTGAGAATACTTTAAGGCAAGAATGGGGCAGAGCTTACGACCAAAAGGTAGAGGCTGCTGCTAAAGTAGCACAAGAGTTTGCTGACCCAGAGATGTTCAACATCACCTTGTCGGACGGTTCAAAACTAGGTGACAATGCTGAATTTATTAAAGCATTTGCAAAAATTGCAGATTTTAGGCAAACTGTCACTAGCGAAGACACTGTTGCAGAAATGTCACAATCAAACGTAATGACACCAGCTAACGCGAGAGCAGAGATTGATGCTATTATGGGAGACAAGACACACGCATACTGGAACAAGAACAACCCAGGTCATGCGAATGCTGTGTCAAATATGCAACAGTTGATGGAGCAGCTTCATGGATGAGCTGTCTTCAACGGATTATAGGCTTGAGTGCTTGAGACTCGCTGTAGAGTTTGGAAGTGCAAGAGACTTAAAAGAACCTGATGAGCTGGCAGAAAGATACTATCAGTTCATCATGCAGGGTAGCGAGGAAACTCGTCCTGAAGACAATCGGATAGACGATAGCCACACGAAGGCTCAAAAGTCTAGGAACGTCCGAAAGGGTAGCGTACCGCCAAAACAAACGACAATGCTAACTGATTAGACGAAAGGAAATAAAATGTCTACTCAAGTAACCACAGCATTCGTCCAGCAGTATTCTGCAAACGTGCAGATGCTTTCACAGCAGATGGGTTCTCGTCTGCGTGATGCGGTACGCGTTGAGAATATGACTGGCAAGAATGCCTTTTTCGACCAGATTGGTTCAGCTACTGCGCAAAAGCGTACTAGCCGCCATGCTGACACACCACAACTTGATACTCCACATGCAAGACGTAGAGTGTCATTAGTAGACTACGAATATGCTGACCTGATTGATGACCAGGACAAGGTTCGTATGTTGATTGACCCAACATCTGCATATGCTCAGGCATCTGCTGCTGCTATGGGTCGTGCAATGGACGATGAGCTTATTGCTGCGGCAACAGGCACAGCGTTTACAGGTGAAACTGGTTCAACATCAACAGCTCTTCCTGCTGGACAGCAGATTGCGGCTGGCTCTGCTGACCTGACTCTTGATAAGCTGATTGAAGCTAAGAAGATTTTGGATTTGGCTGACGTTGACCCATCAATTAACCGTTACATTGCTGTTGGTCCAAACCAGATTGAGTCACTGCTAAACAACACAACAGTTACTTCATCTGACTTCAACACAGTTAAGGCTCTAGTACAGGGTGACATTGACACCTTCCTAGGCTTTAAATTCATCGTAACAAACCGTCTAGCAAAGTCTGGTAACGACCGTACTTGTTTCGCTTGGGCAGAAGATGGTCTTGCACTTGGTGTCGGTAAAGACATCATGGCACGCATTGATGAGCGTAGCGATAAAGGCTATGCGACTCAGGTGTACTATTGCATGAGCATTGGTGCTACTCGCATGGAAGAAGAAAAAGTCGTGCAGATTCTCTGTGACGAATCAGCGTAAGGGAGTAAGTTATGACTACTAAAAATTCTACACTTGTAGCTAACTTTGAAGCTACTCCTCAGGTTGCTAATGATGCTGCCAATCTTGGTGGTGTGCTGCGTGTTGCTTCTGGCAACGTAGCTTTAGCGGCTGGTGATTCAACAGATAACGACATTGTAATGCTTGCGCCAATTCCAGCGAATGCCACAATCTCTGCACTACGCATTGGTTCTGACAACTTGGGCGGCACTTGTACTTTTAATGTTGGCATCTACACAACTGCTGGTGTGGTAAAGGATGAAGACTTCTTTGCAACAACAGTAGCTGATGCAGCCGATATCGCTGATGTACGTTTTGAAGAAGCTGACCTAAATACAGCAGGACAAAAGCTGTATGAGATGGCTGGCGACTCTGACGCATCAGAAGGTATGTACTACATTGCAGCAACATTCGCTGCGACTGGTGGTACTGCTGGCGATATGGCGTTCATCATTGAATACGCTGTAAACTAACATGACCTTGAGAGAGGGCGGCTAATGCTGCCTTCTCTTCCATGAAAGGGGGCAGTCATGGAGTTTAACAGTGATTTTAGATACGATTTGAAAGTAGGCCAGTTACAGGAGAAGTGGTTGGCTGAGTTATTATCATCCAAGAAAATTGAAGTGAAACGAGATTTCAAGGCTTCACGGACTGGTAAAGTCTTTGTGGAGTTTTTTTGTAGAGGAAAGCCCTCTGGTATATCGACAACGGAAGCAGAGTTCTGGGCGTTTATACTTGATGGCAAAACTGTGATATTATTACCTACAGAAAAGGTTAAGTCCTTAGTAGAAGAAGCCAAGCAATCTGGGAAGGTTGTGTCTGGTGGAGATAGCAACGTAAGCCAAGGTGCTTTGATTAAGTTAGAAAGGTTGTTGAAGTAATGCCTTCCGTGGTGGATATATGTAACGAAGCGATGGACTTGCTTGGTGCAGCAACCATCACATCTTTAAATGAAAACTCAAAAGAAGCACGCTTATGTAATAGACGCTTTGAAACCGTACGCGATTCCGTACTGCGTGCGCATAACTGGAACGTAGCTATTGTGAGAAAGCAGCTTGCTAAGGATAGTGACAGCCCTGCTTTTGGTTTCACAAACCAGTTTACTTTACCGACAGACCCATATTGCTTGCGTGTGATATCACTGCACACAGCGAATGTGGACAACGATATATCCCCATATGATGTGCAGTCTATGTTTAAGATTGAAGGACGCAAGGTACTCACTGATGAGGGTACTTGCCGTATTATCTATGTAGGGCGCATTACAGACACAGAGCTGTATGACTCGTTGTTGTCTAGCACGATTGCACACAAACTTGCATCAGAGACTGCTTACGCAATCACAGGCAGCACAACAGTAGCACAGCAGATATTCCAGCTATATCAACAGCGCTTGAGCGAAGCACGTTCTATGGATGCTATTGAAGGCAAGCCAGACAGGATTATCACAGAAGACTTTACGAATATAAGGTTGTAGTCATGGCGAGAGTTTCTAGTATCGTAACCAACTTTAAGTCTGGTGAATTATCGCCTAGACTGGAAGGGCGTATCGACTTACAGAAATATAACGAAGCTGCGCAAACATTGCAGAACATGGTGGTGTTCCCATCGGGCGGCACTACAAGAAGACCTGGCACTTACTTTGCTGGCAGAAGCAAGGATGGTGGCAAAATACGGCTAATTAACTTTGAGTTTAGTGATGAGCAAGCATATGTGCTTGAGTTTGGCGCTAACTATATTCGTTTCTTCAAAGATGGCGGTATACTTACTGAAGCTACAACAAATATAACAGCGATAACAAAAGCTAATCCTGCTGTTGTGACTGCTGCATCTCATGGCCTATCTAATGGCGATAGGGTGTTTATAAAAGATGTGGGCGGTATGACTGAGGTGAATAACCTTGAGTTTACTGTTGCTGGAGCTACAACAAACACATTCGAGCTGAGTGGCATTGATAGTAGCAGCTACACAACGTACACATCTGGCGGCACTGTAGGAAAAATAGTAGAAGTTACAACGACTTACAGCGTGACTGACATATTTGAGATTAACCATGCTCAGTCTGCTGATGTGTTATATCTTGCACACAAAGACCATACACCAGCTAAGCTGACACGCACAACTGCAACCAGCTTTACGCTAGAGGACATTGACTTTATTGATGGCCCTTATCTTGATGAGAATGACACCAGCACTACACTGTACGCCTCTGCACAGACAGGTAGCGTAACAATCACAGCTTCTGCAAACACATTTAGTAGCGATGATGTAGGCAGACTTATTCGTTTCCGTGAGGTGCTTGAGATACACCATGATGAGTGGGCTGCATCTACAAGCTATGCAGCCAATGCAACGGTTCGATATAACGGTCATGTGTATAAGCACACTACTGGTAGCACTCAAACTTCTGGCAATACACCGCCTGTTCATCTGGAGGGGACAGAAACGTATGGTGCGCTAGATTGGGAGTACCAGCATGATGGCTTTGGTCACGTTAAGATTACTGCATTTACCAGCGCTACCAGCGTAACAGCAGATGTGCATGAGGATTCTTTTGGTAATTCTACCTTACCAGACCATGTTGTAGGCTCAGGCAATGCTACAAAGCGTTGGTCTTTGGGTGCGTTTGGTGGCGACCAGGGTTATCCAAAGGCAGTGGCGTTTTATGAACAGCGTCTGTATTTTGCTGGCACTACAGGCAAGCCACAAACAATTTTTGGTTCAGTGAGTGCTGACTTTGAGAACCAGACTCCTGGTACAGAGGATGATGACGCTGTAAATATTACGATTGCTTCTGACCAAGTGAACGTGATTAGGCACTTGCTACCAGCACGCTTCTTGCAGATTCTGACTACCAGCGCTGAATTTACATTGTCTGGTGGTACAGGGGCTACACCAGTTACGCCTACAAACGTAAACGTGTTGCGAGAAACAACATTCGGTACGTCTGGCGTGCGTCCACTGCGAGCTGGTAACTCTACTATCCTTATCCAGAAAGGTCAGGAGAAGGTGAAAGAGATTACGTTTGATTTGGATACAGACGGTCTTCTGGGTGTTGACCTAAGTATTCTAGCCGACCACATCCCTCGTGGCGGTCTTGATGACATGATTTGGCAGCAAGAGCCTGAGCTTATCTTGTGGTTTGTGCATAGTGATGGCAGGGTTGTGGGTCTTACATACGACAGAGCTAATGCAGCTATTGGCTGGCATGACCATGTGATTGGCGGTGATGGCGAGGTGGAGAGCATTACAGCTATTCCATCTGGTGCAGAAGACCAAGTTTACCTATCTGTGAAGCGTACTATTGATGGCGCTACTGTTAGGCACATTGAGTTTATTAACTCACTAGATTTTGGCACTAACGTAGAAGATGCGTTCTTTGTTGATAGCGGTCTTACATATGATGGCAGCGCTACTACGACCATCACTGGTTTGAACCATTTAGAAGGCGAAACTGTAGCTATCTTAGCAGATGGCGCTACTCATCCGGATAAAACAGTCTCTGGTGGCTCTATAACGCTCGACAGAAGCGCATCTAAGGTGCATGTGGGGTATGCGTACACGTCACTGGTAGAAACGCTGCGTATGGAAGCTGGAGCTGATGATGGCGTAGCGCAGGGGAAGATTAAGCGTATTCACGGTGTGACTGTCAGATTTATTGATAGCGTGGGTGCAGAAGTAGGGCCTGACACATCTAACTTAGACAGACTACCTTTCAGAGACTCTAGCATGGCTATGGATGAGGCTATTCCGTTGTTCTCTGGAGATAAGGAGATATTCTTCCCATCTGGGTATGACAATGATGCGCGAGTTGTAGTTCGTCAGAACCAGCCACTGCCTATGACGATTGTGGCTATCATGCGGAGGTCAAATACATTCGATGCTTAAACTGGTTACTTTTGAAGGTGGGCATATATTAGAGGTCGAGACTGACTACGACTTTCCTATGTCTGCACGCAAAGCCATAGGTGAGCATAGTGTGCTTGATGGCTACTCACTGATGGGTGGTGATAAGATTGTTGCTTGTGCTGGTGTAAGCGTGATGTGGGAAGGTGTTGCGGAAGGTTGGCTCGTTATGTCAAAACACGCGAGTAAGTACCCTGTATCTATTGCTAGATATACAGAAGGGCTGTTTGACGATATAATGAAGCGGAACGGTTTGTGGCGCATCCAAGCGAGTGTGAATGCAAGTGACGTAACCTCTGTTAAGTTTGCCAACTGGTTGGGGTTTGAATACGAGGGAATAATGAAGAAGTTTGGCCCTGATGGGGCTGATTATTTTAGATATGCGAGGGTAGCATAATGGTTGACCCACTTATAGGAGCAGCAGCAGGGGCTACGGCAGTCAGTGGTCTATTAGGTTTTAAAGGAAACCAAGCTGCGGCAAAAGCTGCGCAACAGACTGCTGAATACAATGCACAGGTAGCAGAGAATGAAGCTGAGATACTGCGCAGGGCTAAAGTAGACGAAGAACGTACTTTGCGCAGAAACGCAAGAAGACTTATTGCACAGCAAAGAGTTGCTACTGCTGCTTCTGGCGTTCAAATGTCTGGAAGCCCGTTACAAGCCCTTGCAGATGCTTATTTTCAGACAGAACAAGATGCGTTGCGCATACAGTATGCTGGGGACATTCAAGAGACCGCTAAGGTAGCAGAAGCTGGGCTGCGTAGAGCTGAAGGTAGCGCACAATCATCTGCATTAAAAACACAAGCCTACACCACACTGCTTGGTTCAGCAGCACAATCAGGAATAATGTTGAGTTAAAATATGCCTAAAATACCTTTATACGGAGAAAAGATTGGTGCTACCCCACTTGCTACTGGCTCATTAGGGCCTCGTGCAAACATAGGTGCATTTACAGCACCGGGTAGAGCTACTGCTGGGTTTGCTAAGGCGGCAGGAGATATTGCATTTCAGTTTGGTCAGATGGAGAAAAAACTTACAACTGATAGAGTCGCCTCTGAATATGAAAGTGAAGCGCAGTCTTTGAGCGCAGACTACCGTATTGGGTTACAAGAAACTGACACGCAAGCTGCCGCTGATGGGTTGAAAACGATTGAAGACAAGCTTCTCGGCAGAGTTGATGGTATGAACTTGACCAGAAATCAGAAGCAAGCGGTGACAAATAGGGTTCGTAGAAAATTTGCCTCTGAGTATACAAATGTAAAATCAAAGGCTTTTAATAACCACATAAGAATTACAAGCGCTGCCGAGAATGAGTCACTGGCGCTAGACCAATCGAGACTAGCCACACTATTTTTAGCTGGTGACGAAACATTTAATGAAGACCTTGCTAGTTCGCACTCAAGGATTGATGCTGGTAGGCAACAAGGGCTGAACATAAACTACACAAAAGCTAGTTTTAATTCTGGGTATGTTAAAGAGGTTGTTTCCGCTGTAGTAAACGACCCAGAGGGCTTTGACTTAGCTACGTTTGAGCGTGTGCGCAAGGTTATTGGGAATAGTGCTGGTACTGAAGGCATGACTTTTGGAGAGTCAAAAACATATCTTGCTGCATTAGACCGAGCTAAGGATGAGTACATACTCACAAAAAGGAAAGATGCGAAAGGTCAGATATTCCAAAGTAATCTCAGCTCCGATGAGTTTGATTCCGCTATAGAAGAGCTGCGCAACCCGGATGCTACACAGATTGTAATCCCAAGAGAAGATGGTGACATAGTTATAGATGTTGCAGAGATACCTTCTGATGAGAGAGCTGTTATGGCAAGCAACATGCGTTCAGAAAGAAGCGTGGCCTTGTCTGTTGAGCAGACAGAGATGCTTGAAGCAGCCACATCAGATGTGCAAAGCGCGAGTCTGTCTACACTAAATCAGAATTTGCAGGATGCCCAAGCTGGCACTGGTATTGCTGAGGGTATGGAGCTAGGCACAAGAGCTAGACTTGAAAGCTCAATCAGGGAAGAAATAAGAGAAAGAGCGCCTCGTGTTAACCAAACTATTCAAACTAATACAACAGCAATTAGAAACACTATAGTAGATAACGGTGGCGACCTGTCTGCCGTTGAAGACATAGTAGAACAAACCAGAGCTGCTTATGACTCACTAGGTACTGAAGGCGCAATTCTTGGGGACAAGTTTGAAAGTGATTTGGTTTCCATAACAACAGCAGCGGGTGCGTACAAAACTGTGCGTTATGGCAAAGATGCAGAAATTAAAGCAGCAAGGGCTGACCTGAAGGATAGAGAACGTGCAGAAACAGACCCTGCAAAAAGAAATCAGATTACAGCATCTATAACTGCCTTTGACGAGATGATAGCGGCTAGGAGAGAGGCGCTTGCAAGCAACCCTGTTGAGTTTTTAAACAGTGAGCATAGGCGTGACACACAAGACGACAGGGCTTCGTTATCTCGCTCAGAGCTTGTTGCCAAGCAGCGAGCTATGGGCATCCCAGAAAATCGCATACGCATACTGTCAAACGCTGATGTATCTACGTTTCGCACTGGATTTGATGGACTGACATCATACAACGATAAGTCTCAGTTTGCTCTTGAGTTTCTTAGTGAAAAGTCTGAGGGCAACAGAGAAGATGAAAGACGTATATTTAGGAACTTAGTAGAGGCAGAGGTTCTGTCACTTACAGACCAGATGATTATCGCTAATCCAAACAACGCCAATATGTTTAGCGTGGACGCTGCGAATACTGAAGAAAGCCTTGCTGCATTTAAGCAAAACTTTACTGAAACCGAGCGTAGGGAGTTGCTTTCGGTTGTTCGCAATAAAAACACCAATTACTCTGGCAGTCTTGTGGGTGGAAACATAGAAGGTGCTATGCCTCAAGGCGCAACATCTGCACGAATGGCTCATGTTGGCGCTATGAACCAAGTAGTAGCAAACACAGCGATGTACTATATGATGCTCGATGGAGACATAACTCCAGATGAAGCTGCTGACAAAGCAATAAACACGGTTGTTAACTCACAGTTTTCTTTCGCAACTGTTAATGACAAGCCCATTAGATTCAAAAAAGGCTTTGAGCCTTACGCGGACACTATGGGGCGTATTCTTGAGACTAATCTTTCTCGTGGTATTGATGTTTTAAAAGACATTGTTGTAGCGCCTCCTGGACTTAGGAGTGAAACAGAAGAAGTAAGAGCTTTGCGCTATGCAACAGATATATCTCAGAATGGCTATTGGGTAACAACAACGGATAATTCAGGGGCATTCCTTGTAGACCAAGATGGCAACATGATTCCTCGGAAGATTGATGCAGAGACACAAAGGTACGCAACAGACGTTAGCGCGCAAGACAGATTTATTTACGTCAAGTTTGATGACTTGTTGAGTACAGCAGAAGATGTGATTGAGATTGAGTCGAGTGTATCTTTGGTTGGTGACCAAAGGTCAGATGAAATACGGAATCTTATTAACAAGCGAGTCTTTTAATGGAACTATACATTCCAGAACAAGAGTTTGACCCTAACGCTCACGCTGAATACTTTTCAAAAAGCAAGGTAGGCACGTTAGATGTATTGGGCGCTACGTTAGATGACACCCTGTACTACAACCCTATGACATCTTTAAATGCCTTCTTAGAGCAGCGCACAGGCAAGGGATTGACTGGCGAACTTCTGACTGCTGATGAGTATCGTGAAAGTGAATTTTATCGTGAGGGCATGGATGTGCCTGAGAACGGAATCACTACAGGTTTAGCTCAATTACTGGCAGAGCGTAAGGATAGGCGTGACGCAATCAACTTGCAGCTTAGTCGCTCAAAAGGTGGGATGGGGTTGATGGCAGCACAGTTTGGCGTTGGTCTTGCTGGCAGTATGCTTGACCCATTGAATGTGGTTTCCTCGTTCATACCATCGTTTGCTGCTGCTCGACTTGGGATTGCTATGAAATCATATGGCACTGCTGGCGGTCGATTTATGGCAGGGGCTAGAGATGGACTTGCTACCTCTGTTCCTATTGAGGGTATTGTGCTTGGTCAAGCAGCTCTTGAAGGTGATAAAGACTATACAGCTATGGACAGCTTTTTGAACCTGACATTTGGTACTGTTATAGGCGGTGGCCTCCATGCTGGGTTTGGCGCTATATCTGACAGCATACAAAGGTCTCGTGCCAGGAAAGAAACACTTTCAACTGCTGTTAACCAAACAACATCGGGCCAAGCAGTAGATGTTCAGGCTATGCAGCAAAATGCAAAGCTAGAGCAAGAGCAAGATATTATTGAGAGAGCTAACCAGCGTATTAAAAACCAAACAGGAGCTGTTGAGCGTGTTATAGACCCAGAAACAGGGCAGATTAAGTCTACCAGAGCTACGCCTGTAGAGGCCAGAGAGTTTGATTTAGAGACAGGCGAACCGTTACAGCCTTCTACATTCAAGAGAAAAGGCAAAAACTTGCCACCTATCTTGAGACCGAAGAAACCTAAGACCTTGTTACAATTTATTCGAAGCAGGGGCATGAAAATTGACCCTAATAGTGTTGGGGCTGATGACCTTAAAGACCAAATACCTGTAAGAGGCAGCAATCTTTACAGTAAGAGTGGGATGACTGTTGATGAAGCATTTGCTGCTGCTCGTGAAGAAGGTTACTTCCCTCAAGCTATTGAAGGTCAGGTTGATGAACTAGACATGCGTTCTATGGTGGATGCCCTCATTGATGAATATTCTGGTGGAGTTCCTACATACCGTGATGCGGATGCAGATGCTGTTCTTCAGATGGACGAGGCAGACGTTCTAGACAGAATGGCTAAAGAATATGGTATTAATCCTGTTGGCTTAAGTGACCAAGATTTTATAGCTGCTGTAAATGATGCCAGGGCTAGGCAGTTAGAAGCGCGAAGAAACAGGAATTTGCTTGCTAAAAACATGAGCGACCCATACGAAGATTATGATGTGGTTGACAAGACACCTGTTGAGCAGGGCGGTTCTATGACATTGGAAGAGTCAGAGAACTTAATGCAACAAGGCAGGATAACTGACCATCTCCTTGGGGAAGACAAAGACCAGCTACCTAAAGTGAAAGAACAAGATGAAAGAGGCTTTGACCTAGACGACCAAGACGATGTGAGACTAAAGCAAGAAGTAGAAATGCTTGAACAAGATGTTCAAGGGATGGCTGAGTTAGGTATATTAAGCAAAAACAATATTGACGAAATTGAGTTTGCTGACGAAATGATTGCTAAGGCAGAAGAAGGGTATGACGAGCTTACTCGCGCTGGTGCAGTTTGTATGAATAGGAATTTTAGGGTATGACGGTAAGTATCTGTAAGCAAGAACTACTTGATATTGCTAAGAAATTTGACAACCCCATTTCCAAAGATGAGGTTGATTCTATCCTTGACATCATTCAGCAGCGCATTGAAAGACAGGGCGCTATTGGTGAGAGTGGTATAAACGAGCTTATTAGTGAGGCTCGTGAGATTGTTAAAGTTGCTAAGCGTAATGCGTATCTTATTAAGCGGAATGCACTTATAAACGCTAGAGCTTATGGCAACCTCAAGACTGCCTTACAAGCAGACCCCAACAATCCTCAAAAAGTTTTGTCTGCTATTATGGTTGGTGATGCTAAGCGTGGTTTGTTTAGCGTTGATGCAAAGGGCAAAGCTATACTGGATGACACTGCTGGGGTGTTTTTAGCTGATTTGCAAAGAAACGATGTTCTTGAGCTTTTCCGTAGCGGTGAGCTTGACGCACAGATTTATCAAGAGTTATTTGATGGGTTTGGCTCTAGTAAAGATAAGAATGCTCGTATGATTGCAGAAGCTATCCGCAAGGCTCAAAAGACTATGTTGGATAGGAAGAACAGAGCTGGCGCTAACATCAACGAGCTTGTTAATTATGTGGTGCGTCAGAACCATGACTCACTTCTCATGCGTGGGAATGGCACTGAGGCTGATAAGCAGGAGTGGATTAACTTTATCTCGCCTCTTCTTGATATGAAGAAGACTTACAAAGATATGCCAGCTCGTGACACAGATGGCACTGCTATGACACCTGAGAAGTTTTTAGGGAAAGTTTATGACAATCTTGTGTCGGGCAACCATCACAAGACGGATGCGTTATACGGTGCTGATGGCAAGGAAAGCATGGCTTCTGCATACAAGGGGGTGTCAAACCTTGCGAAAAAACTAAGCTCCGAGCGTGTAATCCATTTTAAAGATGGCAAGTCTGCTTTTGAGTATTCAAATAGATACAGTAGGCAACCTTTGCGTGAAGCTGTGTATTCTGGATTTGGGCATGACGCTCAGTCTATTGCTTTGCTTGAAACTTTCGGAACTAATCCTCGTCTTATGTTTGAGCAAATTGTCGATGACATTAAGGGGGGGCTTAAGGGTAAGCCTAAGTTATTTGAGCGTATTGGGGAAAGCTCCTTGAAGAACCAGTTTGCTGAACTGGATGGCACTACACGAGCTATTGGGGCTGGAGCGCCAGTGCTAAACACAAGCGTTACTTATGCTGGCATTGCTTCCGGGTTCAGAGCAGTACAAGCCATGTCGAAACTTGGGTTTGCCACAATCTCGTCATTTTCTGACATAGCGACCAAAGCAGCTTTTATAAACAGTAATACAAATAGAAGCGTGTTCTCCTCATATGCTGTTGCTTTGAGCGATACATTTAGGCTTTTCAACAGCAAAGAGCAGAAAGAATTAGCGTTCCTCATCAATGTTGGCGTTGAGAATGAGCTTGCTGAAGTGCATGCTAGGTTTAGCGCTAATGACAGCGCACCCGGTGTTATGTCAAGATTGCAGCAAAAATTCTTTAAGTTAAATGGGATGCAGTGGTGGAATAGCACGCAGAAAGTGGGTATTGCTAGAATGCTTGCAGCCGACCTCGCTCAATATGTAAAGAATGACTTTGATGCAGTACCCGCTGAAACGAAAAGATTGCTTGGTTTATATGGGATTACAGAGGCTGAGTGGCCTTTATTCCGTCAATTAGACTTAAAGATGGCAGATGGTCGGAACTATCTTACGACTGACTCTGTAGCCAACCTGTCTGGAGAGCAGTTAGATGCTGCTATATCAAGACAGTATGGGACAACAAATATTACCGATGATTTGCGTGCAAGGTATCGTGATGAGTTGCGCACAAAATTAGCAGCATATTACTCAGACAGTGCTGATACTGCTATTCCTACTCCAGGGGCAAGAGAAAGAGCTATTATGAACCAAGGCTTGCCCAGAGGTACTGTAGCTGGTGAAGCTGTTAGAATGATTATGCAGTTAAAGGGCTTCCCAATTACCTATGTAACAAAAGGCTTGGGTCGCCAGTATGAGGCTGGTGGAAAGATGGGTGTCGTCAAGATGATGATTGGCACAACAATGATGGGCTACATAGCAAACGCTACAAAAGACATACTCAAAGGCAAAGAGCCTATGGAAGTGTTTGATGATGAAACGCTTATAAACCAAGACACATTTATGAGAGCATTCCTTCAGGGTGGCGGCTTAGGGATATACGGAGACTTTATCTTTGGTGAGTTTAACAGGTTTGGTCAATCTCCTCTGGAGACGTTTGCTGGCCCAACTTTAAGTACAGCCGGAGATTTGCTGAAGCTATGGGCAAAGTTTAGAGAAGGCGATGATGGCGCTTCTGAAACGGTAAGGTTTATGGTTCGCAACACGCCATTTATAAACCTGTTCTACACAAAGCTGGCTGTTGATTACCTATTTATGTATGAATTACAAGAGGCTACAAGCCCAGGTTACTGGAAACGTATGGAACGTAGAATGAAGAAAGACTCGAATCAAGAGTTTATTGTTCCGCCAAGTACATATGTTAGATAGGCAGACTTTAACGATTAGAAAAAATGCGGTATAATCTCCGTAGGAGCATAGTATGACAGTAAGCAGTACCAACACAAGAAATAGCTATAGCGGTGATGCCAGCACTACCGTATTCGCTTACACGTTTAAAGTCTTTGACGAGGATGACATTACGGTTATCCTTCGTACTGACGCGACTGGCTCTGAATCTGTACAGACAAAGACCACGGACTACACTGTTTCCGGTGTGGGCAATGCTGGTGGCGGTAACGTCACGTTTACTACAGCGCCAGCTTCAGGCATTACTGTTGTGCTTCTGCGTGAGACAGCTAGAACACAAGCTACTGATTACACACCTAATGACCCATTTCCAGCAGAGTCGCATGAAGAAGCGCTAGACAAGCTCACATTTATTGCGCAAGAACTGGAAGAAGAGTTAGGCCGTTCAATCAAGGTTTCTAAGACCAACACCATTACCTCTACAGAATTTACTATCGGTGCATCTGAGCGTGCTAACAAAATCTTTGCCTTTGACAGTAACGGTGACTTTGCGGTTACGCAGGAGATTGGTTCTTACAAGGGTACTGATGCTACTATCACAACGTCTAACTATGCTGAGCGTGACCTTATCAAGTCTACAACGGCAGCTCAGCTAGACAATGTGTATATCTGTACTGCTGACTCTGTAGCTGGTGATTTGCTTACAGACACTGACCATTTTGAGCTGCTAGTGGATGCTTACTCTGCTGCTACATCAGCAACCAATGCAGCAAACAGCGCTACAGCAGCAGCAACCTCAGCTACGAATGCAGCGACTAGCGCAAGTAACGCAGCAACAAGCGAGTCTAACGCTGCTACGTCTGCGACTAATGCCTCCACTTCTGAGACAAACGCATCGACAAGTGCCACAGCCGCGTCTAACTCGGCAACTGCCGCAGCTAATTCAGCTACTGCCGCAGCCACCTCTGCTACGAATGCTGCTACGTCAGAAAGCAATGCGTCTACATCGGAAACAAATGCGGCAACTAGCGAGACTAATGCGGCTACGAGTGCCACTAACGCAGCTACCTCTGCTACGACAGCGACAACGCAAGCTACAGCAGCAGCGACTTCAGCTAGCAATGCTTCAACCTCAGAGACAAATGCCTCAACATCTGCTACAAATGCAGCAACGAGTGCAACGAATGCCGCCACAAGCGAAAGCAATGCTTCTACTAGCGCAACGAATGCGGCAACAAGTGCTACCAACGCAAGTAACTCTGCAACGGCAGCAGCAAACTCAGCAACAGCCGCAGCCGCGAGTGCAGCTACAGCCGCAGCAGCAGCTATACCATTCGCAATCGCATTAGGATAATAATATGGCTAATGACTTTAAATTAAAAACATTCGATGGCAGCAGCACTGCCGCAGCTACGGATATGACGATTTATACTTGTCCAGCAAGCACTAAGACAACGATTATCGGCATGTCCATTGCCAACATCTCATCATCACAAATACTTGTAGATGTAAAGATTGAGAGTGACACTGTAGACACAGAGACAAACAGCAATGTGTTTGTGATTAAAGATGCACCTATTCCTGTTGGCGGTACGTTAGTGCCTGTGGGTGGAGACCAGAAGATTGTACTGCAAGCGACTGATGTATTGAAGGTGCAGTCTGACACAGCAAACAGTGCTGACACAGTATTGAGTATTCTGGAGATAACCTAATGGCTTATATTGGCAATCCCCCTGCTGACAGATATAGCAGTGTAAGCTACCAAGACCTGACAGGCGGTACTGGTACTAGCTTTACGCTGGACTATGCTGTTGGTAGTGCTAATGAGATTGAGGTGTTTGTAAACAATGTGCGTCAAGAACCGAGTGTAGCTTATACGGTGGCTGGCACTGCATTGACCATGACAGGCAGTATAGCAAGCGCAGACGACTTCTATGTGGTGTTTCAGTCAAAAGCCCAGCAGACTGCGACCCATCCATCAGGCAACAACCTAGAAGCGGTTGATGGTACATTTACTGGCATAGTAGCTTTGTCTGGGAATACACCTATCTGGGAAAACAAGCAGACAGTAAACGCTGACTATACAATCACTGACGGATATAACGCAATGTCGGCAGGGGCAATCACCATAGCAAGCGGTGTGACTGTTACTGTTGGCACTGGAGAGACTTGGACGATAGTATGAGTACGTTAAAAGCAGATACACTGGTAGCGGCAGATGGCACTAGCCCTGTTACACTGACTAAGCAGAGTGCGGCAAAGGCGTGGGCTAATTTCGATGGCACTGGCACACCCGCTGCAAATGGAAGCGTAAACGTAGGGAGTATTACGGACTATGGTGCAGGGGACTATGGCATAAACCTTACTAATAGCTTTGCAGATACTAACTATGCTGTTGTTACTGGGGCTGGGTCAAATAGTACGACAGCAAACGCAGGATTATCCCTTAATGATTACAACCGTACACAAAGTTCTTCA